CTCGGGGTTCTCGGTGTCTACTGGAACTATCCACTTGGGGTTACTCATCGTCTGCCTCAATCTCATTAGCCAATTCATCCGACACTGGGCGCCAATGATGCCGGCAGTTGTAGCCACCGCAGAAAAGCTCTACCGGTAGCCCTTGGTCGTTATCCATCTGCGCTATCTCATCCCTGGTATAAATGCGGTCAACGTGCTGTTTGCAGAATGGCCTGGTGATTTCATCATCGGGGCCGACGTAGAGAAACTTATCTGTTCCCGCCTTGTCTGCCTTCTCCATGTGCACTGCCCGTTGATAGGCCATGAGTGTGGTGTTTACTTCGGTTTCAATGTTGGCGAGGGCTCTTCCTTCGGCTCGTTCGAGGACTTCTCTTGCGTTGACTTTTCTTCCGGCGATAATGGACTCCAGGACAATAGAGCGGATGTCCCCCACGTAATCTGTGATATAGGTGGAGGCCATAAGGAGCCTTGAGTCAACGAGGGTGGATAAGTTCTGTCGCGTGAATCCTGATAACAACGCCGCTTTACCCGTTGTAAGCGTGAACTCTTCCTGGATTTCTTGGAACCTTTCATCAAACAGCTCACGAATCTTGCCAAACTTTTTATCCAGGCCGGCATCTTGCAACGCACTTTCTAGTCCCCCTAGTATCTTGGCCGCTTCTTTCGCCGTGTACTTATCGCCCTCTAGCTCTTCAAGAATCCTACTGAGGTTGCGGTTAAGAAAGAGGCGAAGGGAGTCAACGAAGTTACTGACCTGTGCTTCCTGTTGCGTTATCTGCTTCTTCGCTTCCCGGTTGAGCTTCTTCTTCGTCTGCGTCCCCTTCTTCGTTTCCGTCATCGTTGCCCTTTGCCGCCATGAATGGAGCCATGCCCGTTAGTGGGTTAATCATTGGCTCGTCTTTTAGAGCCTCGATTCCCGCTGTGATTTCTGTAAGGTCCTCGTCATCGTAGCCCATCTCTGCCGCTACCCTCTTGAGTTCTGCCTTGCGCCATGGGAGTACTTTGCGAATCTCATCGCGGTAGGTAAGGAATAGCTCAATGCGCTCACTGACTGCCTTAACGTCTAGCTCTTTGGAGAATTCCACCTTGCCGTCGAACGCTGCACCCTTTTCTGGGCCTAGCTTGTAAATGGCGTAAATCTTTAGGGCTGAATTGATAAGGGATTCCATTTCCTCAAGGGCCTGTTTCAGCAGGGCCATGAGTTCGGAGTTCATCTCGGCAATAGTATCTGCCCCTGGTGCCTCTTTACTGTCAGAGGCAAGGGACCGGGTGCGATTGAACGCCACCTTTGCAATTTGCTCAATAGTCATTGAGGCCGCATCCATATGGGCCGACATAGAACTTGGCTCAATGATGAATGGCCTAGCCTCTATCGGGATACGCGAGATGGCATACTCTGAGATTGCAATGGCACTATCGTTATCGAGCCCTGCAACCATGATGCGCTGAAATGCTTGGGTGTTCAGTTGGTTGTAGTAGGCCGACATGAGATTAAAGAGCACCATCTGAAGCTCGGCAACATCCTTTATCCAGGACTCATTCGTGGTGATTGTCACTACTGGCACTTCGGGGAGGTCGAGGGGCCGTTCCTCTGTGAGCATCCAATCTTTCTTTTCTTCGTCTCGTTGGTATATGCGAACGACTACCGCACCATCCTCTAACGATGTCACTCGGCAGTACTTTAGTTCCTTGGGTGCCTCTGTCATCGAAGTACGCGGTGCAATTGAGGTATACTCTTGCCGCACGATGTCGTACTTCCCGGTTCTTGGTCCAAGCTCTGAGAACTGCCAATCGGGGACGGAAAGCACATCAAGAACTTCGAGGAATGGCCGAAATCCAATGGCTTGTTCCTCCCCTCTGCTTCGTGCCTCGTTCTTCGGTGCGTCAATCTGAATGATGGGATTACCATCGCGGAAGTAGGGAACGGCCATCATGCTCTTGATGAAGGAATCGAGTGAGGTTCCCTTGCCGTCGATGTTGTTAATGTCTTCACCTAGCATGGCCTTCATCTTCTCATCAGCGATGATGGGCTTTTGAAACGCCATAGCGATAAGGTTAGAAATCACGGGCTCTGTTACGTTGAGGTACCGGCTTCGCTTTGCCCTGATGTTGCGAATGCGTTGCCCCGTTGATTGCTTTAGTTGTGTTTCGGGGTCGGTGATAAAGCTATCCGTTGCCAGCTCGTACTCATGGGGCCAGAGGTACCGATACTGTGTCAGTGTGGCATGGTCGCCTTCATAAAGTTCGCGATAGGTTTCCCACTTATCTCGCTTTGCTTTGTATTCCGGGTGTTCGTGAAACTCTATCTTTGCCATTTTAGTATGCCGTTAATCCAAATCTTGACTTTACGGCAGTGAACCAATCTGCCCTTTGCACTGAAGTCATCAGAGCGTTCTTGTGAACGTAGAGTTCTCCCCAAAATCCGTTTGATGTTCTAATCACTCGGGACTCGTTGGCGTTGGTTGCATTCATGGCCCCCGCTACTGTTGAACCTCCCGCCGTTGCAAGCGAAAGGTATGTAGCGTTGTCCATATAAATTGCAGTTTGCCCATTAGTGAAATCAGCCACCCAGATTATGGCATGGTAAACACCAGGGGACACATCGACGGACCCTGTTCTTAGGTTACTAAAATTACCCCCATCTCTTGAATAACCAATAGAAGGGCGAAGCCCCACAAAGAGAGCGTTAAACCTATCGTAACTATATGAGTTATCAAATTGCCGTAGAGCACAGTGATTCGTGCTACCGTCTATTGGGCGAAAAACTGCACACACTGTTATTGATGTTGCTGCATTTGTAAATGCGTTCAATCCAGCAACATTTAAAAAGTCAGAACTATCACACTGCACTACTGCTCTGTTGTTTACATGGGTTGAGCGAAGTGTTGGCCTATTTGTTTCAGTGGTTTGCAACCCATTAATTGCAGCGGTTCCGCTATCGTTTACAGTTCCAACTGTTTGCCCATTAGTCGCCGAATTGGATGACGCATTTAGCACAGAGGCAGAGTTGCCGAAGTCGTACCAAGGTCCAGCAGTCCCGCCGGTAAAGAACGTGGATGGGCTATAGTCTTCTGGCGATGATACCTCGTAACTTGAAGCCCCTGAGCGTAGCAGTAAATCCATTTTATAGCCGTCGCCTAAATCCTGCTATTGAAACGTATACCGATGCCCCTGTGGTAAGGCATTGCACGTTGATTGGCTCGTTATTGCCGCAGATTATTTCAGTGCCTAGTGGGCAAGAGAATCCACCGCCATCTCGCCTCGCGTAGCCCTGCCATTTTACGGTAGTACCGGAAAGTATTCGCACCAATGTGCCTACTGATGCGTGGGAGTTGGTAACGATAATGTCAGTGATAGAGAGTGCAAAACCGCCGCCTGGTGCTGCTCTTAATAGTGTAGAATTGGTGGTTGTAATTGCTGATGCGTTTGAAGCATCAAACACTTCGGAAGCTGGAACGTAACTCATAGTGATTCCTCTTTATTTAACTCTTCTACCTTTGCCCCTTCTCCACGCCTGAACACTTCGCCCAATAATTGGATTAGGTTGTGGCTCAGGCTCAGGGTCAGGTTCAGGACCCCCTCCCACTAATGGCTCACTTTCCGCCCACGCTATACCTTGGGGTGCCCACCAACATTGCTGATAAATCTGCTTTAGTGCTGGGCTGGACGGTGTTCCCTGAAATGCTCCACCTGTATGAACATTACCAGAATAGACCGGAATTCCGCCAGTAAAAATAGCATCGTGCCGGTCTCTGTGTATTTGCACTCCAGTCTGATACCAGAGCCAAGCGTATAGTGGGCAGATTATCGCGTTAAGGTCTGGTTGCGTGTTGCCGTCTTCTGCGTCAAAACCCGTGCGGTCAGTATAGGTAAATGATTGACCAGGTCCCCAAGCCCCTGAGTTTTCTCGCCAGCAGGTAGTCCAAAGATAATCGGCGAGTGCTGCTACTTTGGTGATTATATCAGCGTCCTGGGAAACATGAGTATAGTACATGATGGCAGTGCGGCAGCTAATCGCCGCCATGAATGGTCTACAGTAAGTGCCAGTATTATTCGCCCAAATAGCAAGATGCCCCTTTAGGTACCCAATGAGTGTGTGTCGTCTGGTGATTTGAGCACCGGATAGCGTGTTCCCTGCCCGTTGGAAAGAGATGAGAGTCTCAAGAGCATAAGCCACCTCTCGGGAGAACTCCTGCGTGTTGAGAGGGTCCCCAAAGTCTGAGGTCATGTACCCAGAGTTAGCGGTAATGTCGATAATAGCTTGAGCACTAACTGGGGCTCTTGATGTTGAGCGAAGAACGTCCTCTAAGAATCCAGCGTTGTGATTAAGGAACTGCTGAATCTTGCCGTCTGGATTGGCGATTGTATTAACGTAGTGTAGGTACTCTTCATGAAACCTTTGGATGCGAGGATTCCACGTTGCGGAATTGTTGGAATAATCCAGCACGTGAAACGCTCCCATTTGCCCGTCGTATTGCCTATTAGCAACTGAGGTTAGTCCGACAGCTTGCGCGTTAAGAAACGTAAAGGCGTTGCCCATCCACGTTTGAACTGCTGACCAATATGCTGCCTTTGATGGTACGGGTACTGGTGGGGCCATAGTGGCAAGGGTAGCATAGTCACTAGTAGGTTAGGAAGTGCCGATGATTCTGCGGGCTCGGGGGTTGGCGATGTCGGAGTCTTTGGATACCTGATAGAGGTAGTAGTCGCATGCGTCCGCAAAGTGAGTAATGTCCTCACCACTTGGCTTTTCTATCTCAAAGGTCCCTGGCTTCAAAAGCGTTCGGGTGAAACTGCGAATTAGGTTCTTGCAGTTTTCGCTTACTGCGAATCGCTCGTAGGCCATCAATGCCGCAACTCTCTCCAGTCGATGCTTCACCAGTGGATTAGACCTTGCCGCCAGTATCTCTACTCTTTGATACCCTAGTGCTCTAAGGTAACTTTCGATTGCTGCATAATCACTCCCCGCTGTGTGAATGTTTCTCGCCCATCCCGATGCATCGCCGTAAACCTTGATAGGAGTGTGAGCGTATTGAGAAACGGGGAACTGTTGCCCAAAATCTGCAATGGCATCCATGAGGCCTCTTGCTGTTCCGTTGGCTTCTCTGACCGCAACGTACTTATCTTCTCTCGGGGCCATGTAGTTACGTTGCACATTGAACTTCTGACAGACTACCCACGCCAATGGCGACACGTTGAAGTCGAAGGTCAGACCAATATCAAGACTAGGCGATGGGTCAACCACAGGAATAAGCACATTCCGTGAAGGTATGAATTCCCAGTGGGCGCTGTTGGCAAAATGGTTGGTGAAGATCCCCTTGGTGTACGAGAGCAACTTCTCTTTGCTGTAACCGTACTGATTTTGAATGTTCTCAAGATAGCCAGGGGCCAGGTTCTTTGCGTTATCCTCTGTTTCAATGCGAAACACCCGGACGTTCTTTTCAGCGTCAAGAGCATCTCGATTCCATCCGCAAAACCCTGCTAAGTCATTGAAATGATTGAGCGTTTCAGGTGTCCCGTCACATAGGCCCTGAAGTATCTTTGCTCTCCCATCACGCAATCGGTCAGTGAGCTTCTCAAGCGTTTCAGCCTTGGATACTCCCACTTCGGACCATCGCCAATGGGTAATACTGGCAGATACAAAATGCTCGGGGTTACTTGCCGAAAGAAAGAGCATCCTGTGATTGACCTGTGACTTACTTAGGTCAATCTCCCTAGGGTAGGACCGTCGAAGGTCGTAATGCACTCCCTCTCTCATTCCAAAGACGTCTTGAGCCACTTGCATCGTCAGCTCAAGTAATGTGTCGCAGATACGATAGTTTGGTGCTACTGTCCACGATTGAGAAGGCTTAGGCTCTGTGATATCCACGCCGTTTTGTAGTGAGCGGTATAGGTCCCATATCTGCCCACCATGAGATTTTCCCGCACCAAGGCCCCCCAACGCAACATGCTTACGCATTGGGGTCTCGTCTGCGATTGCTTCAAACGTCCACCACGGAATGCCTTTCGATACTCTTGTTGGCTCTGATTGCTTAGTGCTCTTTGTGCTCGTCATTACCTTGTGCTTGGGCAATCATCCATGGCTCCGGTTCTCGTACTAACACTGGAACCACTCGCACCGGCTGCGACCCATCAGGATTGAGCCCCTTAGACATCGCATACTTCTGAGCAATGAATCGGTCATCGAACCGAGCACGATTGAGGGCTTTAAGAGCAAAGATGATTAGGGTAGCATCACCATCGACGCCATGATTGCAAGCTGCCTCAAAGAGTGTCTCTTCGAGTTGCTTCATCGCTCGCTTCATGAGCTTTTTGAAATTTGGGTCCTTTGACCGCCATGCATAGTATTGGGTACGAGAGATGCCAGCATCGGTACATGCTCCCATAACGTTGCCGCGTCGTGCCACATAGTGCTCAATGAAGAGTAACTGCTTGGCTTCGCTGAACTCTCCAGCCTTTCTTCCGCCCTTCTTTTTTACTTGTGTGTTCGCTTTTCTTGAGGCCATAGTTCTTAATTCACTTCCCCCTTCCTAACAAAATGAGGCATTGCATCGGCGACTTCGTTTGCAAGGTCCTCTTGCCCTTGGGTGAGCTTTGCCACGGTGAGAGCGATGTTGAGTTGAGTGCTTGTGATGCTTTTCAGAAGTTCCTCGTACCGCTTGCATCGGTTGATGACGTTACCGAGAGCGAGAGCGAGGCAGAGGGTGAACACGGTGAGGAGGGTGAGTATTGTTGTCAGTGCTGTAATCATTACCTATCCACCCTAAACGTAACCATCTTTGGCTTCCCTCGCATCTCTTTTACCGCCGTGAGTATCCGTGACCTGAAGTGGTCGGGGTGCTCACTGAGCGTGATGCATATCCACCAGAGGCTCATGACGCCGCGAGAGTCTGAGAATAACCATCGTGCTGCGCTCCATCGGTTACTATCGCGGGCTTTTGGGTCCGTGTA